CGCCCTTGTATGTGGACTGCTCTTGGAGCCGATTTAATATGTAATCGAGGATTTTCATTTGTCTTTGAGGCTGGGGATTTGCGGGTTGAACCAGTCCAGCGTGACTGGTGGGAAGTAGCGGATGCCGACCTCCACGCGCCCGAGGCTTCCGATCTTGTCGCCGCTTGGCGGCAGCGGGACGCTGACGCAAGCGGGCAGGAGCAGGAGCGGCAGGATTGCCAGCATGCTTTTCATTTAGCTTTGAGGCTTTCTTCGATGCGCTTGGTGCGCTCGTCGATGCGGGCGAGGGTTTCGCTGCGCTCGCTGGCGAGACGTTCGATGGCTTGGAGGCGGATGTCTTGGCGTTCGTTTTCATTTCTGACTTGGCGCATTTGTTCGGGCAGGACGATCCAGCCGTTGAGCGATGAGAAGACCGTTGCTATGAGTGCAAAAGCCGCGATGGCTTCCGCGAGATTCATCTTCACGGCGGGGCGTCCGTCCTTTTCGTCGAGGCTCATTTTTTCTTCTTAGGCTCGGCGGCTGTTTCGACGAATGGCTTGGCGAGGCCAAGGGCGATGAGTTCGCGGGCGAAGGATGGCGAGACTTCGACATCACTGCCGACCGGGCAGGATTCGCCGGCAATCATCAGGCTTTGAAGAAGGGTGATTTTTTGAGGTTCCATGGCGTTGGGTCGTTAGCAAAAGCCTCCGCCGCGAATTGCACACGGCGGAGGCGGTTGAGTTTTCAGCTATCGCTTAGGGCTTTTTGCCGTAAACGAAGGACTGGGCGCGGCGGACAGCGAAGTCCACGTCTTGCATGCAGACGATGCGGAGACGGCCTTTGGTGCTGTTGCTGTATGGGTCCACGGTGATTTCGAGACCACCCCAGAGGCCGATGATGAAGTCGGCGAAGTTGCCGAAAAACACATCGCCAGAGGTGATCTGGTTGGTGATCTCAGTGCGGTAGCCGTTCATCGTTCCGTTTTCCCAGATGGTGCCGCCGTTGGTGGAGCCGGTTGGGAATTTGAGCGCGGTCTTGGCCATGCCACGTGTCGATGGGTTGGCAACGAATGCCATGCTGGCGACATCGGTGTTTTGAGCACTGACGAGGCTTTCCATGTTCACGAGTTCCGCGAAGGTTGGCTGCACTGCGACGAATGCCTGAGACAGCACACCAGCGGCGGATTTGATGCCGGTCGGGGCGTTGCTGAGTCCGGTTCCGTAGAAGGCTGCGGAGTCGATGGTGAGGGCGAGGCCTTGTGCGAGGTCGTTACGAAGCAGGGCTTCGACGGACAGCGAGGGCTGCATCAACATGCGGCGGGTGATTTCGCCGAAGTTGGCAACGGTGCGAGGACGGAGCGAGACGAGGCCGAAATCGATGTCGGATTTGTTCGCATCGTCGTCTTCGCCGATCCAGTAGCCTGTGCCGAAGGTTGTTTGCTTTGGCATGTCCACATTGCCGACGAGGCCAGCCAGCTCGGTGCCGAGGTTCATGATGACCGCTTTGTTGCGGAGCACGTCGATGAACGAGGAGGCGAGGAGGTTGGTCTGCACGGTGTTGTTGCCTGTGCCGGTGTAGCCAGCGGCGGCTTTGCCGGAAACGGTGTTAGTTCCGCGCTGGCCGTAGCCTGCTGTGAGGACATCCACGGGAATCATGGTGCCTTTGACGTTGCGGTGGGCGACTTGTCCGGCGGCTGCTTCGCAAGCTTCCAACTCGAAAGCGGCGTCTTGACGGGCTTTCTTGTCGGTTGGCTCGGCGGCGAGGGCGCGGATGAGTTTTACGAAGCTGAAGCTTCCTGCTTCGCGTTCGTTGAGTCCGATTGGTGCGTTGCCTTCGCGGACTTGGGCGCTGCGCTTGTCTTTCTCAGCGAGTGCGGCGGCTTGGAAGTCGACCAGGTTGCCACCGTCACGCACGATTTGTGCGGCGAGGGCGGGCATGCCGTATTTGTCACCAGCTTCGAGGATCGAGCGGGTGCGGTCTTGCTCGCCTTTGATGGCGGCGTTGCGCTCGGCGATGACGTTGATTTCCGGTGCCGCCGGTGCGGGCGCTTGTGGCGCGGGTGCGATTGTGTCTTGCATTTTGGGTTGGGTGATTGTGCCGTTGCCGATTGGCTCTGGCGGGTTGTTAAGACTGCGTCCCACTCCGACAGAGGTGTCGGCGGGTATTGTCACGATGCTGATCTCGTAGGGTTCCCACCGGCTCACGGTGTAGACATCGAGGGCTTCGCGTTCTTCGGTCAACTTGACTTCGCGGATGCGGTAGCCGACTGAGACCTTCGTGAGGATTCCGTCCTGCACATCACGCCACGCTGATTCGGCGCATTCGGATTTGCCGAAGCGCACCAGCGCACGGCCCATCCCGTCTGCATCGATGCGGGCGGTCTCGACGACTCCGAGCACTTCGTCGGCGTCATGGTTGAACAAAAGATTTGCGCTGTCGTTGAGCCGCGAGAGGTCGCAGGCATCCGCTGAGTGATCGAGGACTTCGATCATGCCCGGCCAACGCTCGATTTCGGCGTTGCTGGAAAATGCAAGCTCCACCGTGCGCGACTCCGCGCTGATCGTGCCGATGGTCATGACTCGGCGCATGGGCTGGCTGTAAAACTCTTTCGCGGCGGGCTTCATGTGTGCGCGAATTTTGCCAGTGGGGGGCGGGCTGTCTTCTGCGGGGCGTTCCGTGGAGGTTTAACCACGGAGGACACAGAGGCCACGGAGAGGGGCAGACGCAAAAAACCCGGCGTGGGTTTTGGCCCACGCCGGGAAACAACAAACCAAACTTAAGAAAGGGCGGCTGCGAGTTGTGCGCCGGTCGTTGAGACCGTGCTTTGATTTTTTGCGCGTTCTCCGATGCTGCCGGTGATCGTCAGCTCGGTGGTCGGCTTGGCCCAAACTTCAGCGGCGATTTCCGACTCGGTGGGGATGTCGCCTGCGGTTGCTCGACTGGAGATGGCTTGGTCCACTCGCCCAAGCTCAACCGAAAGCTCCGATCTTACCTGGCTGGCTATTGCCGAGGCCGAGGGCACGGTTGGCGCGTTGGTGAGGGTGGTGACGGTTGCCAGCGTGCCGCTTGGCGCGAGGCGGCTGGAGACGGTGGCGTCGAGGTTTTCGACTCCGGCGCGGCCGAGAACCCAGAGGCTCGGGATGTGCTGGGCGTCCACGGTGGAGTCGGTGGTTTTGAAGATGGCGGCGTATTCGCCCTCCGAGGAATTGTCGGTCGAGAGCGTGTAGCTATACAGCCCGCCGCCGACTGCGGTGGCGCTGCCGCCGGTGACGATTTGCGTGCCGCTGGGGTCGTAGAGATCGACGGTAACGGTGAGGCCGGTCTTGCCTTGTTTGCTCGCCGTGTAGAAGGCGATGAACTTTACGGAGGTTGATACTTGTTCGAGCATGGGAGTGGGTTGGTTAGATTTCTTCTTCGGGTTGGGGCAGGAGCGGGAGGACTTCGGACATCGGGAGGACTTCGACGCTGGGGAAAAGCTTGCTTGGCAGGTGCGCGAATCCGCCGGAGTAGAGGCCGCCGGGGCCGACTTCGGTGAGTAGGTCGGCGCAGAGCATTTTGCGGCCATCGGCGAGATCGACGGGGCTGGCGACATGGCGGGGGTTGCCATGCTCGGCTTGAACGGCGGCGAGTTGCGCGTCGAGTTCTGCGCTGAAAACGAGCGCGAGGTCTTTTGCGGTCTCGTAGTTTATAGGCTGGGTTATGAGGTCGGCGAGGGTCATGGTATGGCGGTGGCGAGGTCGGTCATGAGGGTGCTGACGCGGGAGTCAAGGAGGGCGAGATTGAGATTTTCGCCGATGCTGTAAAAGGATAGCCCGGCGTCGGTATTTTGGCCGCCACGGCGAAACACTTCGTTTGTTGCAGATGGGTTGGCAGAGCTAGTCGTTGTTAAATTAACATTTGTAGCACTTGACCTTATTGTGTAGGATGTTGCGTTATTTCTCGATTGCCCTTTGAATCCGAGAGATGTGCTAGAGCCTGCGGTTCGACCTGTTCCAGAGCGCAATCGACTTGAGATCACTCCGGTTGTGCTGGAATCCAGAAAACTTTGGGGACTTTGGCTATATCCTATAAATGTTCGCACTACATTTGTAGTTGGGGCAGATGTTATATAAACGCTTTGGTGGTAACTGTCTTGTGGGTCAGCATTTGCGTTTCGATTAGCATTTAAATATTTTGTTGAGCCGTTTCCAATCAGGCCGTTTTTGCGGTTATAGTCGCCGCTCACAAAATTTGAGTTGGTCGGAGCCGTGCCGACAAGTGGAACCAAAGCTCCTGAAATCGTGCGAGCGCCAGCGAGAATGCAGGAGGCTTTGAGGGCGGACCAGATGCTGTCAGACTTGCAACCGGTGATAAATGCGTCGTAAGCCGAAATCACGCTGTCTTCCAAGCGGTCGCCGTCAGCGGCCTCGACGGCGAGGACATAGGCGACGACATCGGCATCATTCGAGATGAAGCGCATCGAGGTCGGCACGCGGAGGGGGGAGAGTTGGCCGTAGAGAGGACTAAGCATAGGTCAGGGACTCTTTGAAAGACCACGCGCCGGTTGCGGATTGCTCCGAGAGGACATCGCCTGCGGAGTTGGTTGTGATTCGGTAAATGGTCCAGGCGGTGGAATCCTCGGCGGGGCCGGTTGCGGGGTAGTCGTCCCACTCAAGGCGTCCGATGTAGAGGTTCGCTCCGTCCACGGCGTGGACGAGGATGGCGGGGATTTCGTTGCGAGGGGGAGAGGTGAGTTGGAGGACGGCTCCGGTCTGCGGGTGGCGTCCATAGATTTTGATGTCTGCGTAGTTAATGCAGACCTCGCCAAGCGATAAATCCGCCGTGCTGGGGATGCGACCCGGCACGACGGTTTTTTTAGGCTTAATTGGAACTGGCATGAGTATGGACTCGGAAGATTTTGAAAGGCCGGTCGTCATGTATGGACACGAGGTTGACCGGCCCCATTGGGCCGTTGCTTTAGAACGAGCCGCCGTCGATCTCCGTGAGGAGGGGTTCGAGGGCGAGCACTCGGGCGCTCAAGGCGTCGTCGGCTGCAAGGCGTGTGCTGGCCTCTGAGCTGATGGCGGATTGGCGGGCGCTGGTCTCTGCGCTGATCGCTGCTGCGCGCGCTGTGGACTCGGCGCTGATCGCGGAGGCGTTTGCAGTGATGCTGCTCTCGGCGCTGGTGACCCGGCTGGTGAGAGCCGATGCGGCTGTCTCGATGTCCGAGATGTCGGAAGCAAGAGCGGCCTCGGCTGCTGTTGCGCGGTTGACCTCGTTTGTGAGGTTTGTGGATGCGCTGGATGCGAGGCTGGTGATTGCTCCGTTGAGCGAGGAGTCTGCGGACTGGAAGGCCGAAACCACTTCCGACAGCGAATCAAGCGAGCCGGGCGTTACGTTCGAGAGAACATTGTCGATGCGAGTGCCGAGGGCTGCTTCTGCGTTTTGCGCACGGGTGATCTCGCTTGCGAGGTTCGTGGAAATCGTGCCTTCTGCGCCCTGCGCCCGTGTGACCTCGCTGGCGAGGTTTGTGGTCAGGGTGTTGTCAGCGGCGATGCGTGCGGCTTGCTCGGTGGCGATGAGGCCGTCTGCATAGCTGGATGAGGCGTTGCCGCCGATGCCAACGATTTGTGTGGCGTTGCCGGAAGCGTCGGCACCTTTACCGTAGTAGAGAATGCCATCGACTTCGTTGAAGGCGAGTTCGGCGGACTTGAGGACTCCGGGTGCTCCTGCGTTACCGGATTGGCGGCGGCGAATGCGAATTGGGACAGACATGATTTTTTTGTGTGGTGGTGGTTTGGGTTGCGGTGTCCGGTGGTCGGACGGGCGTTATTTTGCCGCTCGAAAAAATCGTGTCTTCTGCGGGGCGTTCCGTGGTGGATTAACCACAGAGGACACAGAGAGCACGGAGGGGAGAGGGCACAAAAAACCCGCCTTGGTGCGCTTCCGTGGAGAGGCGTGGCGGGTGTTGTTTTGCTGGGATTTCTTAGAAGAACCCTGCGTCGATCTCGCTGGTGGAGACGGCCCCGGCGACATAGTTGGCTGTCTCGCGGGTGTCCCAGACTGCGCTTGAGGCTACGCCTCGGCTGACGAGTTCGCCGCTCGGCGTGAACACGCTCTTCGTGATTGTCCAGGCCGATTGATCCGTTCCCGTTCCTGCGGAGGCGCGTCCGATCCAGTGGGTGAGGTGATCGTCGGAGACATCCGAGATGAATGAGAGCGAGCCGTAAACGAAGGCGGGGCCTCGCTCACCTGCATCTCCCTTCGGGCCGGGGGCTGGTGACGGGATGCCGAAATTCAAAACGGCGTTTTCCTGCGTGCCGACATTGGTGATCGTGGGCGTGGCTCCTGCGGGGAGCATGAAGACCGTGCCGACTGAGATGGTGGACGAGAGGCCGCGAGGGAGGGCGAAATTGAGAACGGCATTTTGTGGCGTGCCGACATTGGAGACGGTGGCGGGTTGGTTTCCTGCCACGGTTTGCACTGCGCCAACGGCTATCGTGCCGCCGGGGCCTTGCGCTCCGAGGGGGATGCCGAAATTGAGCACGGCATTGGTGGGGCTTCCGACATTGGTCACGGTGGGCGCTGTTCCTGTGGCGAGCTGCGTGACGCTGCCGATGGCGACCGTGCCCGCTGGTCCCTGCGCTCCGCTGCCGATGGGGAGTGCGATGCCGGGGGCGACGACGACTTGCGTATTCGGAACGAGTGTGAGGTCAACGACTGCCATAGGTCAGGTGCGGGTTATGGCTCGCTCGATGTATGCGAAGCCTTCGAGGATTTTGCGGCTGTTGCCGTAGGGGTCGGTTAAGAAAATGTCGTAGCGGGCGCGGGTCACTGGCAGGGCGCGGGTCTGTTCGTCGGTGAGCATGACGCGCACCTTGCCGCTTGTGCGGGGAAGCGGGAATGTGACGGCAAAGTCGGCGAGGAGTGGTTTGTCCCAGTCTTCGCGCAGTTGGCCGGATGCGGTGAAGTCGGTCAGGTTGACTGGCAGTGCGTTTGACGCTGTGGAGTCTTTCAGCGTCACCTCGAAAAAGAATGACTCGCCGGCTGGAATAGTGATGTCGAAGGGTTGGCTCATGGCTGGGGTTCGGGCTGTGCGGGTTGAGCGGCGGTGAAATTTTTCAGCGGTAAGAAAATCTTGCCGAGGTTTTCTTTCGTGATGAGCGGGAATGCGGCGGTGGCGATGGCTTGCGCTGTTTCCATTGGCAATCTTCCAATCGCAACCTCTTGAACCAGTTCGTTGAGTGCCTGCACTTGCGCTCCATTGAGAGCGGTTTCTTGGACGTTGCCCGTTGCTGCGGCTTGCTCGTTCGATAGCTCTTTTGGTTTTCCGATTGTCGCAACCGGCAATGCGTCTTCTGTGAAATCGAGCGCCGATGAATCTGGCGCGGCTGATCCTGCTGGAATGAGCGGCACGATGCCGCGCTTTTTGAGTTCGACTTCCTCGCGCTCGATCTCGCTCCAGACATCTTCGGGGTCTCGGTTGCTGGTCTCGCGGATGATCTCGCTGCGGGATTTGAGCTTTTGCGAAATGGCTTTTTCGTTCGCGGCCATTTCTGCGCTTGGGTCGATCCATGCCCAGCGGCGTCCGGTGAAGGCTACTTGCTTGTATTTTTCGAGGCGGTCGAATTTGAGGGGTTTCCCGGCAATCAGGATTTTGTTGGCGAGGAGTGAACGCTCCAGCCATGCCTCGTAGATCGGCATGACGAAGCCGCTGATGAGCCATTCTTGCAGGCCCTTCCAGACTTCGCGCTCGTCGAGTGCGCCTTGGCGGATACTGGAAAAATTGACGCTCGTGAGGTCGCTGGCGAGGTTGTTGTAAGACACGCCGAGGCCGGATGAAATCGAGCGGAGCATCGCCTTGCAAAATGGATCGAAGGCTTGGTCGGGAAATTGCGGCGTGTAGGGGATAAATTCGCGGTTGCCGATGTCCTCGAACTTGCCGGGTTCGGCGTCCATTTCGAGGATGTCGTCGCTGTCGCCATCGAGGTTTCGGAAAAAGCCCATCTTGCTGGCGGACACGCGAGCGTTGACCACGGCGGCATCTTCGAATCCTGCGAGCATGCGCATGCGCCAGAGGGCTGTGCGTGCCCACGGGAGGCCGCGCTTTTGGCCGACTCGCTCTGGCAGGAAACGATGAATGACCTGATCGGCTGGGACTCGCTGGAAGCTCTCGCCGTTGTGGTTCACATAGCCCATCATTTGCTCGTCGTAGTTTCGGAAATGGTAGGCGACCGGGCGACCGTTCGGATTGAACTCGATGCCGTGGCGGATGACATTGCCGTTGTTCAGCTTTTCCCATTTCGTCGGGTTGAGCAAAACGGGGTCGATGAACTGCACAGCGAATCCCCATTTGTTGAGGTCTTCTCCGTATTTTTTTATGCAGATGACCTCGCCATCCATCGCGGCGGTGGTGACTGCGAGCCGTTCGCCATCGGCGCGGGAGAGTTGGCCGGTGATGTCGTAGTTGCCCCTTTTCGACCAGTCTGCAAAGGCGTCCTCGATGGCGCTGCTGGCAACGGTGTCCATCGTTCCAGATGGGTCGCGGATCTGTGCGTTGAATGTGAAGCCTGTCGGGCCTGCGATGTTGTCGCGGGCCATTTGAAGGAATTTTTTGAGATGATCGTTGTTTTCTGCCTGCTCACGAGAGCGGGCGACGATGCGGCTCCAATACTGAAAAATCCATGCGTCAATCGTGGTCGGTGTGCCTGCCCAGGTTGATTCCAGACGGCCAGCGCCTGCGGATTGCGGCATGCCTGCGGTGGCAAAGCTGCCCATGGTGTCGGAGAGAATGGACCGCGCCGACCAGAGGCGAGGCTGGTCGGCACGGCTTGGCGCGGGCGTCTTCGTGGTGGTGCGGGAAAAAAAGTCGAGGAGGCCCATGGTTAGATGCGGACGGAAATGGATTGGCCGATGGACGAGATGCCGGAATCGCGGCGGGACTCGCGGGACAGCTCACGCCGCCAAAACGAGAGAAGCTGAAGGAGTTCGGCGATGCTGTGCCGCTCCAACTCGCGGTTGTTGATTTTGTAGCGTTTGGCCTCAAGCGTTGCGCCTCCTGCCAGCATGGCTTGGATGTGTGCCACGGCGATGCGGGCCTGCGTGCGCACCTCG